CGCGGCGGTAACTGATATACGGCTGGCAATCACCGCACCGGAGTTGGATGACGCGGCCTTTGTAACCTGAAGACACGTCGAGCCAAAGAACGCGTCGGTTGTAATACGCGCTACCGTTGCAGATCCTGTTCCTGACCATCCTGTTGCGTCTGTCTTAAAGGAAGGATTAACTACTAGGTTATTTCTCGCCATGTTATGCACCTCCGCGACGTAGTTGGAATGCAATCTGGCGTGACACCATCGACGCAAGCTCTGATTCGTTCATTCCTGGTGAAGGATAGACGTTTACCGTCATTCCCGCTCCCTGTCCTCCAGAAAGAAGTTTAATCATTGCCTTGTCTCTTTGTGAAAGTCCGTCAGGGTCAAGAGGCTCTACGCGCTCCGCGCGACCAGCCTCTCCGATACGCGCGATAGTTCCACCTGGTGAAGGCATAACAACTCCGCCTTTAGCAAGGACTGGAATACGCGGAATTTGGCTGAATGAAAAAGTTTGTCCACCAATTTTTGGTACCCATTTGGGGATATCAACTTTAAATTTAGAAGCCATTCCGTTCCACGCGTCAATTATTCCATTGATAAGTCCTCTAAATGGTGAAATAATTGCTTTTAGAATATTTAAGAAGAAACTTTGGAATGATTTTAATCCGCCTTTAAGTCCATCTAAAGCAGTGCCCCATTTGCCAGTAAATATTCCTATAAAAACACCAACTATAGTTTTAAATAAATTAAATATAAAAACAAAAACATCTTTAAGGGCACCTAGGGCGTAAATAATTGTGTTTATGGCGCCACCAAGAGTCCCTACAAGTGCTCCGCCAATAGCACCTAGTATTGGTATTAAAGTAACCGAGAGTACGTCTCCTATAACTTTAAATGCCTTGCCTAAACTCTCAGTGCTACCAAATACTTTATCAAAGGTTGCTTTTATGTCATCAAAAGCTCCCTTCACTGAACCCATTAAAGCTTCTCCTAGCGCTTTAATAGAGTTTCTAAAAGACTCACTGTTGTTGTACGCAAGGACAAGGATTGCTACAAGCGCGGCGACCGCCGCAACCGCTATAAGAATAGGAGCCGCGGCAGTTCCAAATGCCATGCTAAACACAAGCATTCCACCGCGAATTGCCTTAATAAGAGGAGCTAAGGCCTTCATAGGATTCATTATAAATGCGAGTGCCTTGCCGACCGCCATGAATCCACCTGCAATAACCTTACCTGCAAATGAAGCAATACTGCCAAGAAGACCAAAAGCGGAGGCAACTGCAAATATTCGTGCGGCTGCGTTAAACAAGTCCTGCATTCCCGGAAGAGACATGATCTTTGTAACGGACTCAAGCGCAATACGTAAGACGTCAAAGAATGCCTTGATTGCTCCAGATGAAACTGTTACGTTTGCAAATTCAATAAGTGACTTCACAAGCTTTGCAAGTGAGGGAGCCGCCTTATTTGTATTTTTTAGAAGTTCACCAAACGCAGGTGCGGAGTCCCTAATGGTGTCCCAGAAAAGTTTAACGTTTGGATCCGCTCCAGCCTTTAGGATCTCCTTTGTAAATGCACCGAGAGCTCCTAGCACAGCTCGCGAGTTAACGGCGACGTCCTTAAAGTACTTAGCTAGGTAATTTTGCCCCTTTGCTGATCCTGAGAATTTCTCAAACGCGGCAGTAGAGTCTCTAAACCAGTTAAGTAGGTAGTCTCCTGCTCCACCTGGAGCAAATATAGCTCTTACTGAGTTTGATATGCCACTAAACACGTTGCCAAGTATCTCGCCCCAGCGTGCGGCAATGTCTCCGGCCTTATCAAAGAACTTTTGAAGTTCTCCTGAGGCTTGTTTTGTATTTAGAAACTTGTCAAACTCCGCTGTTTTCTTTGTTAGAAAATCAGTAAATTTACGGATGATGGGATCAGCGGCAGTTAGTATAGAAAGAATAGATCCGTAGGTACTACCGATGCTCTTTCCGATACCCTGGATAACGTATCCGGCCTGCTTGAATATCGCCGCTAGGTCTGCCTTGTTGGACCTGTCTACTATAGCGCTAATAATAGAGTTGAACGCAATTCCAACGTCGGTACCTAGTCCGGCAAGAAGTCCTTTTAGCTCGGGAAATAGCTGTGTCTTAAGTGTAGTTAGCCCTGCCTGAATTTGAGGTAGAAGAGTTTGAGCTGCCGCATCACGAAGTTGTTTAAGTGCAGGAACAAAATCGTTAACCATAAACTTAACGAATGCCTGCGCGGCAGGTGATAGGTTGTCAAGCGCTGTCTGAAAAGCGTCTACCGCGGAGCTTCCGCCGGTCTTTGCCTTATTAAGAGCGTCCTCGGCGTCCTTCTGATTTCGCAGCGCGTCGACTACGCCCTTCTGGGCATTTTTGTATGTCTCTGTCTGTTGGTACTGTTCTGTTCCGGCCTTGGCTGCTGCCTCTGATAGACGGTTTTGCTCTTGGGCAAGATCTCTATTTTGATCCTTTGCCTTACGAAGGTTTAACTCGGCCTCGGCAAATGCGAGCTGCGCCTCGCGGCGTGCTCGTGAATTAGGTGGAAGATCCTGTGTGCGCGAGAGAGTTTCACGGGCCTTTTCAAGCTCTATTGCAGCTCTCTTCTCCGCAAGCGCCGCATCCTCCGCGTCAAAAGATAGCTGTTGAAGTTCTTCCTTCGCATCGCGTGTAGCCTTGGTAAATCTTTCCTGCGCCTCAACTGACGCTTCAATAGCCTTTGCAAGAGATTTCTGCGCGTTTGTAAGCTGATCTGTGTTTGTCTTCGCACCGGTTGTTGTTTTCATTCCGGCAGAGATCGCCTTGCCTACGCCGGAGAATGCGGCTGCCGCCGTAAGTGCTGACAAGCCTATCGCGGAGAATATACCTGGCAATACTACTAGAGAAGGAATTGCTCCTGCGACTGTTCCGGCTAAAGCAGCAAGACCTCCGGCAAGTGAACCTATGCTTGAAACAAGAATAGAGAGAGCTGTACCGACGGTATAGCTTGTTCTAACGAGAGACTGGAACTGTTGACGAGCGGCAATAGCCTGCTTACCAAAGTCTCCCATAGCGTTAGCTAACGCACTGCCGGTTCCCTTAGAAAATCCTCTAGTAAAACTTTGACCGACGTTCGCGCCGTCAGCCTCAAGGTTGATTCCTCGTGTTGCACGACGAACCTCGGACTCGAAACCTTTAGTTATCGCATGGACAACTACGTAGGCATCACCGATTACTGCCACTTACTCACCTCCTGCCTTTACTAGTGTGTTATTGGTCCGTCAAGCGTAGTTCCGAACGGCTGCTCGGCCCTAGCATCAACTGACGTTGCTGGGATAAAAGGCTTAACTACTTTTTGCTTCTGCAATGGATCAAACGGTACAATCTCTTCTTCCTCGAGGTCATCGAAGTTTCTAGTGATTCCCTGACCGCCTGCCATACTACTGTTACTGCGCTGCGAAGCGTACGGATAGCTTGCGTTATAGAAGTCGCGATAGATAATCTCGCGTGACCTGTCACGACCCTCGGCCTGCTCGGCCGAGGCGTAGTACATATCCTCCTCAAAGAAATAGTGCAGGACGTCTAGCATGTCGCCTGCCTCCATTTCCTTTAGGTTAAGTCCGTTCACGATAGCTTTTCCATTTACATAGTGCCAGAGGTCAATCCCCCAGGTTAGGAGACTTCTGGCTCCGCTTCCGGGCGTGCTGCGTAGTTTTCTACTAGCCATCCGCTGATCTCGCCAAGTGTATCAACCGTGACGATGCGATCTGGATCAACTAGAAGAGTATTAAATCGCTCATAGCTTTCAGGCAGAAGAACCTGCTTGAAGAAATCGTTAATTGTTTTAGCCGCGTCAGCTCCGTTTTCAGAAGCCGAGCTTGCGACTAGGTCTAGTAGAACCTTACCCTGTAACTCTGCACGGCACTCGAAATCCTCGCCGTGAAGCTTAAAGGATACTGGTTCCTTCTCTCCGGTATTTTTACCGGACCCAAAGTCCTTGAACTTAGTCATTATTCTTCCTCCGTAGTGTGTTGGTGTCTTTATCAAGACGTTATGTCTTAATTCTGTATTATCTTATCAAATAAAGGTTATCGGTTAGATATTTATTTGGCCTTGTTCCAGGGTGTCGTACCATGTGTGTATAGATAACGCGGCTGCCTGATGTAAACCTAAGCACCCTTGCGGTATTAGGAACTATCATGTGTGGACGCGTCCCGTTGTGGTGAGCGAGTGCGTAGCTCAATGGAGAGCCAACCTCTATGCTTTGCCCTGCCATAGTTCTACTGTGGTTGCGCACGTGGATAGACTGCTTTAGTCTACCTGTATTTACACCTACCTGCGACTTTGCCGCCGTCATTACGCGACGTGCACGCTTGTTAAGATCTCTTCCAACCGGACCAAAAGGATCGTTAAGAAGAAAATCTAGCGATTTTTTGCGAAAAATAATCTCCACTATGGAACCACCATCGAGACCTGCATGCGCATTGTCTGGAAGCCACCTTCGGCAGTCGCAGCCTCAGCCGTGGCAATTACACCCATGCCGAACTCGCC